TAATCGATTGTAGTAACTCTGGATGTTCTACCTTAGCCATGGTACTGGCAATAAGAGTAGTCCACTGTGGTAGCCTATGAGAGGCTCTCTGTGCTATGATTGTACGTAGTACTTGGTAGTTCATACTTACTAGTCTAGTTTGTAAGTATCCTTCTGGTAAATCATTCTTCAATGATTCAATACTAGCTCCTTTCTCAATCTCTCTATTAAGATATTCTAAGTAAGTACCTAGGATAGGGTATTCAAAATGATCTTGGGTTAACTTCTCCTTCTTCAATGTATGCATTGTAGACGCACTTAGTCCAGTAGTACCTACTTTATAAGTATCAAACTCAGACCAGAAGAATCGTGGTGCTTTAACCAAGACCCATATCTGACATTGTCTAATGAACTTACTATGACTAGGGCCTTTAGCACTGAGGTTCCTAGCTACCTTAGTCATCCTTTCATATTTACTTTGGTCCCAGAACTCCTCTACATTCTCTGATTCTTTATAGAAGCTAAGGGCCATCCCAAGTAGAGCTTCTTCATACCCTGCTTCTTTAACTATTTTAACTTGCATAGGGTAGACTCCATAAGTTTATTGGCGGTAGCCTAAGTTCAGGCCAATTAATCTTTGTGTTATTCTCCATTATTATCCTTATTAATAATAGTCTTCCGTGGTCTCCCACGTTTCTTAGGTGCTGTCAATACTACATCCTTTAAGAAAGCTTGTGCATATAATCCTAAATGATTATTACAAAGTCCTCCTAAAGGAGTAGCACCCATAGCTAATAACTTATCACATTTAAGTTTTAAATTGTTCAAAGCTAGATCAGCTACTACGATGTACTCTTTATTCATATTTAACTACTCCTCTTAATTGTTAGTGGGTTCTTCGACTAACAAGCCTTAAAGACTTCACCTATTGCCTTATACAGTATTTATTTATCTAACAACCCTTCAAAATTAGAGGTTGACTCTAATAGATACTGCCGTATATTCTCAATACTTTGTAAAGTATCGCCTAATAGACCTAAGCCTAGATTACATTTACTACATAAGACGCCTCTTATCTCTCCTGTATAATGATCATGATCTATACAAAGGTTCTCAGTTTCTTTACAGACAAAACATTCACCATCTTCTACTAAGAAGAGATACTCATTTTTAGATAAGGTATATTTATTCCATATAGTACTATATTTCATTTTATCTAATATAACGTCTTTATTATCTTGATAGTTTTTAGTTGATTGTTTATTCCTTTTAGCTTTATTAGCCTCATGATAGGTCTTTTGATATTCCTTATAACAAGTATTACATATGTTATGTCTTTTTAATGCTCGGTACTTACTCCAGTTCTCTTCAGCTACTAGAGCGGTCTCACATTTCCTACAAACCCTTATCTTACTGGACATGCTCCTCCTTCACAATCCTGTATCTCAAGATCCTCCATACGTAGGTTACCTACTTGTGTAATAGGTGTTACTTTTTTAGACATCTCGTTATATTGTTCTTCAGTAATCTCTTCAAACGGGGCTTGTGCAAAACCATGTTCACTATGTAAGAGGAAAGATACCGACTTCACATTAATATAATTAACTGATAACCATTTCCTAATAGTATCTAATTCTTCTTTCTTATAGTAAATAGTAACGCTGACACTATTATCAGACCATTCTGCTTGCAGTCTTTTAATAGTTTCTAGTTGATCAATAGCTGTCATATCAGCAGCTACTGTAGTACCTTTAGGAAACATTGAAGGGAAGCTAACAATTACTGTAGTATGGTCTTCAGTACCGTCAAAGTTACGTTTATACTCTACTTCAAAACCATGCTCACGACAGATATCTACTAAGTCTAGATTAACATCCATTGAAATACGCCGAATAAAATACTGACTATATCCTGGATGTCCTCCTGGAGTTACTCCCGCTAGAAGACTTAACGTACCGCTAGGTTTTGTAGTTGTTAGTTTAATACTAGGATTAAAACCATGTTCTTTACTATACTCTTTATCAAGTACTCTTAGATATTTATAAGCTTCTGTCAACCATTGTTTCTGTTCTTCAGATGCTTGCATATATCCTGTGACACCAATACCCATACGCATATTCTCATTAACAATTTCTTCAGTTTCTTTAGAAGAGACATCAGGTAAAGCTAGTGAGTGTTTATTAATACGATATAAGTAATAAAGCACCTCCGTTAACTCGTCATAAGTCTCAATATTAGGTAGGAAGACTTCGGCCAAACAACATGTTTCATGGTTAGCTAATGACTGCTCTGCACAAGGGTTATAGATTTCTACATCAGGGTCAGGGTATTGGAATTCTCCTGTACGTCCCATCCTACGAGAGGCTTCAATATTAATAAGGCCATAGGGCTCACCATTTCCTTTATATCCTTCCCAGAATTCCTCTGGTAGTTCATCTGTATTAGAACATACTACAGAGTTATTAGACATCGCTCTCCAATTAGGGATATCAAACAAATCCCAGCGTTTAGCTCGAAGGTAGTCTAAATCATCTGCATCTCCTAAAGCTAGAAGGGCTGATCTCCTTACATTACCTGCAACAACCACACTACCAATGATATTCATAATATCCAAAGCATCAATAGGACGTAGTTTATTACCAGAGCGTGAGTTTAATAGTCCTACGATTTTATCAATACCATCTACAAGTACCTCACCACCACTAGCTGTACCACCAAAACCTTTAATAGGTAGCCCTTTAGCCCTAATGAGATGTGTTGCATATGTAAAACCTTCTCCGGTATAGAAAGCCGCTTTCAATGTCTTACCTAAAAGCTTAACCCATCCTTCCCTAGAATCAGGGACAATAAAATCTGCGCCATTATCATCTACACGTTTAATCTTAATCTTCTTCTTGATCTTAGGTAGTTGATACACGTTCTCTTTCTGGATATTAAAACCTACACCACAACCTAGCATAAGTTTTTCAAACGTCCATGTAAAAGGGCGAATAGGTTCATTTACTACTACAGCGGCGCAGTTTTGTAAGGAAGGTAGACCTAGCTGAGACACAGTGCGTGTACCTAATTGCCATAAGAATCTACCAGCAACAGTACCTTTAAGAGATAACATAATGTCTCTTATGTCTTGTTGTTCTTCTTTAGTAAACCCACAACCTAATTGTTTATTTGATGCTTGTACTACACGTTCAACTGTGTCTGCCCATTCTTCTTTATTGCCTTTATTATCTAGATCTCTAGCATAGGTACGTTTATATGTAATATATCCTGTAGGTCCCCAAGGTGTTTTAATACTCTCCATTCATCATCTCCTCTAGTTTCTGTTTATAATGCCAAGCTTTATCCATGTCTTTATTAGCTCCTTCTTTCTTACCATCACGTAGACTATATTTAATAATGTTACCTTTCAAGAAACCAATGAACTCTTCATGATTCAATACAGCCTCCATAACTTCCCAAGGTTGCATACCCATAGTCTTATAGTGAGTACCTTCTACTTGAATCTCATTGGCACTACCCATCTGTAAGCACCTCGGCAATGTTAGCTTTCTTCCATCCTTCAGGTTTGAGTACCTTTCCAAATTCATTCTTCTGAACTTTACCATTAACCATTACCTTCTTCATATTAGCATCATGGATAGCATCAAATACTTTCTTACCATCTACTCCCATGTTATTAAGCAACCCAATTGTTACATAGATAAGATCAATAGCTTCACTAACTACTCGTACTTCTCCATCAGCAATACCTAAACCTGTGTCTGCGTATTGCAAAGCTGCTTCAATAAGCTCAGTATGTTCTTCATTGATTAGCTTAAGCCATAGATGCCACTCATTATAATTATCACCTTCAAAATCTAGAGGGTTAATGGATTGATCACAAGCTACCATGAACTCTTTCTGATCTTCAAAGATATTACTACACTTACATTTTTTATTCATTTTTGTTTTCCTTATAGTGATACACTGCATGGCAGTTTGCACACATTAGACCGCACTTTCTAAGCTCAGATAAAATATTATCCCATGAATGTCTACCAAGTATAGTAGATATCTTATGGTCTTTCTCAGAAGGTCTAAGGTGATGAAACTGCATAGCAGAATGGTGATAGGCTTGACCACAAGAAGAACAAGTTGTACCTAAATAATCAATAGCTTTTATCTTGTGAAATAACCTTTTCTCCATTGTTAACTTTCCTCTATCTCGATAGTGTTTAGTTCCTCTATCTCGATAGTGTTTAGTTCCTCATTGGTAGGTTCAAACGTTGCATTATAGTCTTGCATAAGTTTAAAGAGGTCACTTGCCAATGTAAAAGCTGGTGTTATGTTTTTATTAAGCGTGTCAAAATTAATATCAATACTACCATCTTCCATGTCTTCAATTATGATTGTTACTTTATTCATTTATTATTGTTATCCTTTCACGTATTTCTTTTGCAATCTCTTCACTAGGTTTATAGAGTTTACCTATATGTCCATTATAACATAATTGACTTGTTAAGAAACTTGACTCCATAGTTATGAAGAAATTCTCCATAAAGTTTAGAAGTCCTTTAGTCTTGCAGTTAGCAATGATCTCCCATATTAGATCTTCTTCGCTTTCCTTTACAAGTTTTTGAAACTCTTTATTTCTAGATGATGTTTTATATTCCTGCCAATCACTTGGTCTAAAGTTCTCATGAAAGTATTTACTCTCAGGATCATTCTCAGGTCTCTTATGTCTGCGTTGTTTAACAGGTTTCACTGACCAATAAACTTTACGACCTATGTAAAACTTACCTGTAGTAGGGTCATGTACCTTATAGACAAATCCAAAGTTGTCTTTAGGATTGGGATCAATACCTACCCAGTTTGTTTTAGTCTCTTTCATTCTTTCATATACCTTTCTCCTTCCACGTTTACCTCTACCTTTATAATTGTAACCTCTACTTCCTCGCTTAGGATATCTAAGACAGTGAGAGTTCTTCAACCTTTGGCTCCTTTACTACATTGGTAAACCACTTAAGTCCATTAGAATATTTAAAAGCTCTTAGTCCAGGCCAACAATGTATCTTATGATTACAATAACCACAGTCACTACCTAAGATTCTATTACCTGCCTTACCATCTTCTTTATCGTTATAACATCTATCAGGAGGAGTGTCTTGTTCCAAAGCTTCTTTAGTTGCTTGAATATCTCCCACTGCGTTATTGATAAAACTATCATTCATAAGTAGATTAAGTTCACCAGTAGCTTTATTCATGACTAACCAACCACGTCTCTCTAGTCCAAGAGCATGTGCATAACTGTCTGCTTGTAGGCTATAACCAAAAGGATCTTTACCTTCTAATAGACCACCATTCACAAACTTCTCTTTGTAAGAATAAGGAGCTGCTGTCTTAACATCGATTAGACAGTCATCAATTACACAGTCCATATGTCCTACAATACCTTCTACCTTTACTTCTGTTTGCTTATTACTAATCTCATGTCCACTCATCTCTACGAGCATAAGCAATACTGCTTCTAAGATATGTCCTTGTAAGAAAGTTAATAGAAGTCTAGCTGGCATCTCCTCCTTCTCATTATCACCATGCTTATCATACCATAGCTTTCTCTTAGCCACACCAATGTTAGACATACGTAGTGTGAAGGAGTCTCGCTCTTGCCTTACTTCTAAGAACTCTCTCAAGTTACCTTCAATATCTTTAAGACATTCTTGTATTAGTTTCTCTTTAGTTTCATCATCTACTTTAAGATCTTTAGATGTAACTACCTCTTCAATATCTCCTATTAGATTCTCAATATGTTTCATAGGCTTTCTTCAATTGTTTATAATGATACTTATAACAGAGAGGGGATAGTTCTAGATACCCTCGACTATTACGAATATACATAGTCTTAATTACCTCATCACCCTTAAGCTTCTCTTGCTCATGGTCTGGTAAAGTTTCTTTTAGTTTCTCATGTGCAATGTTAATTGCAGTTGCTCTAATTATTTTAAGAGCTACGGTTCTTTTACTCATCTTCTAATACCTCTTCATAATTTTTACTTATATCACAATATTTACAATCACTATCTTTATTGACATAACCAGCAGATATACTCCAACAACCTCCTAATATATTAGCATGTTCCTCCTCAGTTTGTAACTCACAGCAAGCAGGGATGTTCTCTTGATAACTCATATTACTCATTAGTGTAGTGTCTCCTGATCGTTATAATCATTACTACTAGATTTATAGATAGTTTCAAACTCAACCAAAGCATCGTTAAACTCTTCTGCAGTTTGTAGAGCATCGGGCATAATTATAGTCCTATGTTCTACTACTCCTGTAAAGTTATTAATTACATAGTATAGATCTACTCTTTGTCCTTCTACTTCTTCCTCGGCAAGTAGTATGTGATAGTTAATGTTTTTAAATAACACTCTTAGTTACTTCCTTATAATAGTTATTATACCTGATTATCATTGTCTGTCATCATAGAATCTCCTTATGTCCTAGTAATTGGTAGAGTCTCCCCAACGTCTCTTAGCTTCACCGCTTGCCCAGTTATCTCCTTTAAGAGCAAAGCCTGTACCATTGGTAGTGACAATTCTATGTGTCTTACCGCCACACTGGCAGATGTCTGACTCATCTCGCTTATCTACTTTACACCAGACCTCATGTGTCTTACCGCACTTCTCACATTCATGATCGTATATCATACTCATAGTCCTTATAATATAATTTATATGTATCTCCCACTAAACCTCTAAGCTTCCTATGACAGTTACTTAGAGTCAGGGGAGATTTCTTTTTATCTACGGCGTGTAAGTAATCATAGATACTTAGATGTAATTCTCTTAGTAGTTCATGTTCTTCAGTCATTAGTGGGTATCCTTCCAACTCTTGCCAATCTTATATTCCCCATCAAGAGGGCATCTAAAATTATAATACTCGCCCGCATCTATAATAGCCTTAACACTTAGTTCACCAAACATCTCAGCTTGATCTTCTTTTACTTCAGCCTGCCATTCATCATGACAATTAATAACCATCTTAAAATCTAACTCTTTTTCTTCAGCATACTGAACTACAAGTTCTAAAGCCTTCTTCATAACGATAGCACCTGCCCCTTGTAAGAGCACGTTAAGGGCTGCATGAGGGCTTCTAACCCATAGCTTCCTACCGTCCAAACCTTTAAGGAAACCTCTCTCAGAAGCCTTTAAGACCTTCTCACGTAGATCTTTAAGTGCGGGTGTATTCTCCAAGAACTTAGCCTTCAGTTGCTTACCAGCTTTAGCTCCCTTACCTACGATCTCACCTACCTTAGCATCACCAGCTCCATATAGGAATCCATATATGAATGTCTTAGCGTTGTCTCTAGTAGGTAGACCTGCTGCCTCTTGATTAGCTGTATGAATATCACCATTCAAAATAGTATCAGTATATGTAGAATCATTCATATAGTGTGCAAGCATTCTAAGCTCAAGACCACTGGCATCACAACCTACTACAACATATCCTTTAGGCGCAATGAACAACTCCCTACATTCTTCTCCATAAGGACTATAAACGGCAGGTACTTGTGCCATATTAGGAGAACTATGAGTCATTCTACCTGTCACTGCTCCACAACTATTAACATTGCCATGTATACGCCCATCTCTTTGAAGGTGAGATAACCAACCACCTCCTGTACCATTGGCTTTCTTCTGACCGTTAAGTTGAGCAGCTCTTTTATTTACTAGCATATACTCTTTAATAAGTTCTGCTTCAGGTATACCTTTAACATGTTCTAAGACATCCTCATCTACAATGATACTTCCTTTCTCAGTGAACTTCTTAGGCTTCCAACCTGCTCTAATTAGTCTAGCAGCGATCTGTTGTCTACTACCTAAGTTAAACTCAGGCCACTCAATAAGAGATAAGGCTCCTCCTACCACTGTAAGAGCGTTGTCAATAGCTTTCAAACCTACTATGGATAGTGATCCATCCTTCTTATACTTAGGCTCTACGTCCCTTACAAGAGAAGGTAGAGGTATAAAGGTTTCATGTACTCTTTGTTCAAGTTCTACCTTACGTTCTAACAGCTTACCTAAAAGTATATAGGCTTTCTGTTCATCAAAGTATATACCATTCCTAATCTGTTGTTGTATGATCCATTGGACTTCATGCTCTAAGTTAATGGACTCAGTACTAAATCCTTGTAGCTCACTAATGACTGAGGATAATATATCACAACCTACATCAGTATCTTGTAGACAATAAGTAAGCATCTCATTACTAAAATGTGACCAATCATTGAAGTCTCCCTTATGATTACCAAGTCTCTTACCCCAAGCATCTAATGAGTGTCCTCCTTCTCTACTAGGGTTAGCCAATCTACTTAGTACAAGTGTATCAACGATCTTCTCTTTAGGAATACATATCTTCAATGTCTTAATCAAAGCTTCATGATCGAATCCTATACCATTATGAAATACAATATAGTCCCACTGTGAGATAAACTCATCGTTAAAGTCTACTAAGTTCGTAGGTGTAATAGTAAGTACCTCTTCCTTAGAAGGCCATGACTTACAAGAGATACACCATGTCTGAGTAATAGTATCTAAGAGTCCGTCTGATTCAAGGTCAGCTACTAAAACCTTATAGTTCTTTAGTTCATTTAAATCAACCATCCATATCTACCTCCTTTACATATAATAGATAACCCTCTCCTTTACTCTTCTCAATCTTATCTACGATTAAACCCTTCCACTCATCGGCAAAGCAATCCATATCTAAACCTAGTCTAATATAAGGACCACCGCTAGGGTCTACCATAGATAGTTTATCCAACCCATCTCCACCTACTCGGCAAAAGTCTCCTACATTCTTCATCTCAATACAAGTAGGAAATAGTCTATTGAATTCAACTACATTACCATTCCGATTTATAAACTCAACCATAACATATTCTCCTTATTAAGGTGCTAACACAATCATACTACAGATAAAGACTAGGAAGAGATAGAAGTATAGATCATCATCATCATTGTTATTATAGTAGCTCATGATTAAAATTCCTCTATCCCATTAGCTTCAAGTAGCTCAGGCTTATCACCTCTTTCAATCCTACCTGTCTCAGCATTATATAACAACCAACCTGCCTCTCCTGTATTACCTGTCCTTCGACACTTAACTAACCTTACTAAGGTAGAGTTCTTAGCTGCATCTCCTTCAGCCATCTTATCCCTAGACAAGAGCACTGTATTGAAAGCAATCTGATTAATACTTCCACTTCCCTTCATATCATATTCACTAACATCATGTGGATCTTTAACTGCTGGCTTCCTCATGTGGGAGATAATAATAACACTGGCATTAGTTTCTTTAACTAACTTAAGAGTCTTATCCATAAAGTTATCAATGACTGAATTCTCATTGGACATTACTGCTGCTTGTAAAGGATCAATAATAATTACTTCACATCCTTGTCCTTTAATCATAGCTCTTAGTTTATTGAATAGCTCATCAGCATCCACTGCACCATTATGATCTAGAACATAAAGCTTCTCATCATTACAAAGTTCTTCAAAAGAATCGTGGAGTTTACTATAGTCCCTAAGTTCTGGTGGAACATTGGTAAGATTTTTATTAGCATGAATACTGAGTAACCCTTCAACCACTTCTCCATTGGATGCCTCTAAGAAAGCACACCCTAGTTTCTTATTTGTATTACGAAGTAGATGGTAAAGGATTTCATTAACCATAGTAGTCTTACCTACACTTGTCAATGCTCCCACCACTGTCACTTCTCCATGTGCAATACCTCCATTCATCATAGCATTCAATGCACCAAAGGTTTCAGGGAAAGGAATGATCTCCTCTGTACCTCGTTGAATAAAAGAGTCCCACAACCCAGACAAAGGAACAATACCTGTAGCTAGAAAAGGCCTAGCATTCCACCACTCTTGTGCATAGGTAGCTTGCTTATTGTTCTTCAAGTAATCACAAGCATCCTTATACTGTTGTAGTTTTAAGATCTTAACTTTATTAGGACTAAAGATCTCAGCTACTTTAGGTACTACTGCTTGGCCCGGTTCATCATTATCGAAGTTAATAATAACATTCTCGAACCCTTCCAAGTATTCCAAGTTATTCTTCAAAGACTTGGAGGCTGCCTGTGCTCCATTGGGAATACTTACATGAGGCCAACGACTACCATTCATTTGATAGGCTGCTAAGGCATCTGTCTCTCCTTCGACACAAGTAATAAACTTACCTGTCTGTTGAAAGAGCTGCATACCAAAGAGAGAAGTGGAGATATTACCAGCTACTCTAAAGTCTTTATTCTTAGACTTAATCTTAAAGCCTGTAATACTTCCTACTGTATCATAGTAAGGATACCATTGACTACCAGCTTCATCTGTCTTTACACCATAGGCTTTACATGTCTCTGCTGTAATATGTCTATCTGTAATAGCTTTGAAAGAAGCTCTATTATATTCTTGCAGATATCTATCTTCCATACTTACTCCTTTCTTAGTTTGTTTTTGTTGCTTATGTTCATTTGTATATTCTACACCTTCTTTAGGGAACCAGCCTTCACAGGGAAAACAATAATAATGATCTGAATACTCGGACATCCCATCAGAGCTACCACATTTCAAACAAGGGAGGTTGCCTTGTATCCACACTGATTCACTACTGCTTTGCATAATTCTAATACCTCTTTATCTGTAAATCTCTGTTTAGTTACGTTATACCACCAAGAAACTACTTGACAATTATCTATTGTATAACCTTTAGCAGGGTCTATCTTATCAATTGAAGGTGACATAGGTTGTCGTTCTTTGTAGTTGTTGTTACCTGAGTAAACAAAAACAAAATCATTACCAGTTCTTACACAAGGTCTATTTAATCTCTCCATAATCCACTCAATAGTTAAATCAAATAAGAGTCCTTGTCTTCTAGCTCTATGTTTAGCTGAATTATGTAACATGTACGCTTTACGATATAAAGGATAATGTTCTTGGCAGTACTCATTATTGTTAGCGTTAAATTTAGTCTTACATACTATACATTCCTTCTGTCTTTCCTTTCTAGTGATAGCTGCTCTACATTTATTACACTTACCATTATATGTTAGCGTTCCTATACGTGTAAGTCTACGTCCAAAGCTTTTAATATTAAGTGTTTCACCGCAACAAGTACATTTCTTTTCTGTCTTAGTATCAGGTAATTCATTGATGTCCATATTAGTTCCTTTAGTTATACAATATACATGGATATTATACCTAAAGCTATAAGGACGTCACACTCTATTTGATCTTTTATTTCTACGTCTATCTATAAACGCTTCATAATAAATACCTAGGCTAGCTATAAGCAATAAACAAAGGAAAACACTTAATACTAGCGGTGTTATTAGTAATATTAACACACCCAACATGGCGAAGAAAATTACTCGTATTCTCATGCTCATCATTCATCGTATACCTCTTTAACTATCTGCATCACTTACACCATTTACCATTAGGACTAATAATAGTATGCTTAGTATATTTCCTAAAGGCATGATAGTAAACCACTACTCCTTCAGGTGTAACTT